TCTGCGTCCAAACCATGAATCGCTTTCAAGTCTTGTGCAAGCTCGAGTGTGTACTCTGCTTTCAATGCACGTGACTTCGCTGTCACAGTTGCTTTTTCAATGGTGAAACCCATTTCAGCAAATGACTCACCAGTGCTACCTAGCGCTTCAGCTTCTGCTGTAGTGTATGCGTCACCAGTTGTTGGTACATAAGATGAACCTGAATCAACAATTGATCCTGCACCATCTGTATCAGAGATACCAGCAAGACCTGATGGTCCTTCTGAACCACCTGAAGTGGTTGATGAGTCACCTGAGAAGTTGACCAACGCTTCGTTGAACAGAGCTTCTGTACCTGAACCTGATGCATCTGCACCAGCTTTAGTTGTTTTGTAGCGTGATTTCATTGCAAAGATCAAGCCTGTTGGGCCTGACATTGGCTGAACACCACAAATGTCATATGCCATCAAGTTTGGCATAGCGCGACGCACTAGTGAGATAAGAATTGGGTTCCAGTTAGAAGCAGCACCTGTGCCACCATCTACTGTTGATACACCATTTCCAGCTGCGTTAGCGGCTGTCTCTTGAAGCATGCCTTGCTCCATAAGTGCTTTTTCTGTGTTTTCCAAAACGGCAGCAGTTACTGCACGCTTATGGGCTTGGTCGATCTTACCAGCTGATTCTTCATTCAGAACTGGAGACCATTTCTCTACGAGACGATCATAAGTTTGTTCCATTTAAGGATCTCCTAATTACTTTACTGTTTTTCTTAAAGCGTTGACATAATCAGCCATTGGGCCAGATACTTCTACTGCTTCATCTGCTGCATCATCACTCAAATCTTCTGAGATTGGAGATGTAGCTGATGATACTTTGAAATATGATTCTTTCAAAGTTGCAACTTTAGATGCAAAATCGGCTTCTGATTGAAAGTCAATACTCTCTGCGAGTTTGGTGAGCTTTTCGACTTGAGTGTCTGCTAAATCTTTAGACGCTTCACGGATAACCGCTGTGCGTTTGTAGCCATTTAGCTCTTCTGCAATTGCCATGCTCTTAGCTACTGCATCGTTGAACTGCTCTTCTAGTTCTTCGTTAGCAGTTGCTAGTTCGTCTACTAGGTCAACTTTACCTTCTGGAACTTCAATATATGACTCGGTGAACGCATCTTTCAATTTGTCCATAAAGCCTTCTGCAATCTCTGCACGTAGTCCAGATTGAATTGCAACTTTATTTTCTTCCATCCAGTTTTCAACCACATAGTTGAGGTAGCTGTCTACTTTCTCTACAAGATCGATTTTTGTCGACTGAATTTCTTCATCAAGCTGTGCTTGATATTCAGTTTCCAAACGGTCAATCTCTTCTGAAAGTTTAGATTTTACCGCTGCTTCAAAGATTACTGCTGTTTTGGCTTTAAACTCATCGCTGAGAGTTGCCTCAGATTCCACCAGAGCGTTGAGGTCTTCACTAAAGTCCCCATCAAATTCTACGTCTTCTGCCTTCATCGCTGCTGGAGCAGCAGGTGCTTTTTGCATTGGTTCGCTGTTAGACTTATCACCTTTGCGACCTTTAGCTTTCTTGCCAGCGGCTTCAGCTTTATCGTTCGCAGCAAATGATTGCTGTTCAGCATTCTTCGGATCGTGAGCTTCTTCGATTTCCTCGTCGAGCTCTACATCCTGGTCTTTGATTTGATCAGTCATGTTTGACTCCTTTATTAAGATTTCAACAACGAGAGGAAATTTTTAAACTCACGAACTTGCGTTTCGTATAGATCCGCACGCGGAGCACGTTTAATTTCAGTCTCTATTTTTTCAATTTCTCGAGCTTCAATGATGCCATTATTCCAGATCCAATCTACACCTTCCATTATTCCATTAACAAAAGCATTTGGTGCAGATGGGTCTTGTACGATATCAACCGTATTAAGCATAAAGTCATCTTTGACGTACATAGTTCCGTTACGTTGCTCAAGGCTACCCATACCACGAGTTGAGACACCTAGTTGAACACCACCCTCAAGCAAACCTTTAACAATATTGCCCATTGGAGTATCCAAGATTCGTGCCTTCCCCATAACATCATTTCCCTCAAATTTGAGATCGGTG